TTCTTAGGAAATAATAATCTATAGAAGATAAAGCAAAATGGCCCCCTAAACTGCCCTAACTGCCCTAAACTGCCCTTACTCCAGATTCCCACCAGTTCCCCACCAACCCAGCTGTACTTTCAGCCCAACACCCAGTAGGATTAGAACATGAACAAAGACACCAACCCCGACAAGTCAGTCCCCACGCCGGCCGTCAGCTTCCAGATTTTTGTCAACGAAGATCAGGTCGTTGTACTCCGGTCGCTCGACGTCCGCATGGACTATTGCTTCGGCTCCAAGAAGACGGCCCGCAAGGCCGCCGACCTCATCCGCGGAGACTCCGCTTACAGCGAATACTTTCTCGGCCGGCCGTGCCGCGTCGATGCCTACTGCATCAGCCACCTCGAGCCTGAAGAAGTCTTCTGATGGCCGGCGACCTCATCCTCCACATCGCTTCCGAGGTCGTCGCTGCCCGCGTTCTTCTGAACGACACCCTCGTGACCCACGGTCCCACAGCCGACGTCACCACGGTTGCCCGCGACAGCCACAACCGCGTAGTCCGCTACGCCAACATGCTTATGGTCAGTTCTGACCGGCCCCACAACTGAATACCATCCACCGCGCACAAATAATCTCAAGGAGCCCAACATGACCGCCAACCACTCGAGCGAAGCGCCCTAGTGCCATGGAGCTCGACGTCGACCAGCTGATCGTCCTGTCCAACGTTGCCCTCGTGCTCGTTACTGCCCTCGCAGTCTGGGTGACTCTTCGTGAGTCGCACCGCCACGAAGAGACCACCAACGCCGCCAACGAGCGAGAACAGCACGACCTCGCATCCCTGGTTCACGAAGTCCTCCAGCAGGAGAAGCTCGAACACGAGCACGACAACGCGACCCACGAAGACACCACCACCAAGTAAGACCGCTTCAAACCAACCCATCCACGTACCACCAGCAAGGAGCTCCACCGTGTCCAACAACAACATCCAGCTTGACAACATCATCCCGCTCCGCACCGCGGGCGCCCTCCCGTCCTCCCGCACCGAGGACATGCTCGAAACGGCCCTCGCCTCCGACAACATCGACGCGGTCAAGACCGAGCTCGAGCATGTCTGGGCCCACTACCAGTCCCTCGAGTTCATGCTGAACGCGACCGCCCAGAACTCGGCCGCGATCGACGGCTCGGTCAAGGAAATCCTCGGTGACGAGGGCTACGCTACCGCCACGCCGGCCGAGCTGATCGAAGCGGCCACGCGGGTTGTCGCCGGCCCGGTCCTCGAGAACGCCTACCTGGTCGCCCATCACGCCGGCTTCGGTGCCCGCGTCACGGACTCGACCATCTCGTCGGCTCTCCGCGAGTGCTACCCGCAGCTGGACCACACGGACCCGGCCACGCAGATCACCACCGAGGAAGCCGAGGCCTTCTTCGCGGCCATGACCGCCGAGGACGCCGACACCCTCGGCAACGAGTAGCCCGTTCGAGTCCCGACTAAGTCCCGGGGCGCAGGTCACCATGACTGCGCCCCACGTGGCATAATAAAAACATGAACACACCACAGGACACCTACACAGTCATGAAAAACATCTTCACCAAGGACTCGCACGGCAACACGCACATCAGCCAGAAGCGCCGCGACAACAACACCGGCCGCACCTACTACGTGCAGGTGCGCTAATGACTGTCCGCAAGCTCCAGACCATCGTCGTCCACACGCGCACGGGTGCCGAGCTCATCACGCGCACAGTAGAAGTCATCAATGAGCCTAAGTCCACCGCCCTCGCACTCCAGGGCATGGTCCGCGTCATAGTCGTTGGCGAGTACGCCAATCCTGAGCACCCGAACTACATGGGTCTCTACGCATGGGCCCGGGAAGAAGATCTCTTCTGATGGCCTCTGCACTCGATCCATTCCGCGACGCACTGCGCGCGCCCGCACACCTGCCCGAAGCGTACACCCATGCAGTCGTGACAACAGAAGGCCACATCTTCTCGATTCACTACAGCGAGGCCGAAGCGCAGACGCGGTCAGACACACTGCCCGGCACACACGTTGCCGCGTTCGCACCAAACGATTCACCCTACTGGAGCGCCCGCTCCGAAGAGAAGGCTTCCGAATGACCATCATCGCCCGCCCCGGTTCACTGGGCTACGAGGGTCTGCTTGCGCAGGTCCGCTACAACGGCGAGCCCCGCACCGATCGCACAGGCACGGGCACACTGAGCCTCTTCGCGCCCGAGCCCCTGCGCTACCGGCTGGACAACTTCCGCGTTCCGCTCATTACCAGCAAAGCCGTCTCATGGCGCATGGCCCTCAAAGAGTTCATGTGGATGCTGTCGGGCAGCACCAACACCCACGATCTTCTGAATGGCAGCATGCAGGCCATCTGGAACAACTGGGCAGACCCCGATGGCGAGCTCGGGCCGACCTATGGCGCCCAGTACCGCAACGCCGGCGCTGAGTACGATACAGGTGCGGGCGTCGACCAGCTGGCCGAAGTCATCGACCGCCTGGTCCGCACCCCGGATACACGCCGCGCGCTCATCAGCCTGTGGTCAGTGCCCGAGCTCGAATTCATGGCCCTCGAGCCCTGCATGGTCCTTTTCCAGTTCAGTCTCCGCGGGCCCAACCTGGATCAGCTCGAGCTCCACATCTACCAGCGTTCAGCCGACCTCATGTTGGGCGTGCCCTTCGACCTCTTTCAGGGTGGCCTGCTCGCCCACCTGATCGCCCGCGAGCTGACCTTCCGTACTGGCCGGCTCATTCAGGCTACTAGCCTCACCTGGTCGGCCGGCGACACCCACATCTACAACAACCAGCTGGACGCCGTTGACCAGCAGCTGAGCCTCACAACATGGCCGCACATGAACGCGCGTGTGGTCCTGCCGGGCTCCGATACCATCCGGCTGCTCGACGGCTCGCTCACCGCAAGCCACATCGACGTCATCAACTACCACTCGGCCCCTGCAATCCGCGCACCACTCGCAATCTAACAGAAAGTTCCACATGCCCTTCGTCATCCTCATCTTCTTGCTGGCCTTGGCCTTCTTGGCCTTTGTCCTCGACGCGTGGCTGTTATCAATCGCCGTTCCTGCGGTGCTCACAGACCCCACAAACCTCGTCGCATGGCTGGGCATCCTGTTCGTCGTCTACACCATCGCCAACTTCAAAACGTCCATCTCGAGAAAATAAGGAAACTGCCGTGAACATCGCCAAGCTCGTCCTCAACACCCGCGATCAGCTGATGGCCGCGGAAATCGCGCGCCTCGTCGGCATCGAATTTCGCAAGGCGTTGGCCGAGAACCGCGACATCGAACACAGCGGAAGGTAACCAATGTTCTACACAGTAATCGCCAACAACCGCGTCCTGCGCGTTAAGGCCAAGTCCATTCAGGCCCTCACCAAGGCCCTCCGTTCCGCCGGCTTCCGCTGGCAGGCCATCCACGAGGACAAAGCCTGATGCCCATCGACACCCGCAAAACGTCCTACACCGCAGTCGTCGAAATCATAGAGGCCAAGTCCGAGGGCCTCGTCTCCAAAACTGACTATGCCGCGGACGGCAAGCTGTTGCCGCGGTCCACAGATCAGGTCAGCCATCTGGTAATTCGCGCTGACAACTTGGGTGACCTGCAGACCAGGATCGCCGACATTGTCAAAGCTGGTGCCATCTTCTGATGGACCTCATCACTTTCATCGGCTGGTTCGCGATCGGCTGGGCCATTGGCGCAATCATCGTCTTCGCCAGGAGCGATCGCTGATGGCCACCAACATCGTCGACCTGCTGGCCATCCAAGAACAGTTCGCAGACTACGTCGCCACACTGGCCGGCATGGAAACGCAGCTGGTCAACCAGGGCTTCACCAAAGAACAGGCCCGCGCCATCATTACCCACCTCATCACCTCATCCAACCCGTAGGAGACACAATGTCCGTTTTCAACCGCAAGCCCCTGCCGACGCTGGGCACGCAGCTCAACAAGAAGTCTGTGGAGCTCTACACCAAGGCAGCCGAAGCGCACGATTCGGCCCAGATTTACTTGGACGCCCACAAGCAGGCGCTCACCACCGCGGCTACCGCGAACAAGCATGCCACGGCCGTCGATGCCGCAGTCGCCATCCTCACCGCAGCCGGCGTCGACCTCTGATGGGCGTCGATCGCCTGCCCATCCCGGCAAAGGCCCGCAACCGGGATAACGTGCCCTGGAGGCTCAGCATCCACAAGGAGCTCACCAGCGAAGAGCTCACCGCAATCGCAGCCGTGTTTCTCGACGGCACCACCCACCACTACTTGATCGCTGCGGATGTCTACCCGGGCATTACACAGCTGGTCGGCGACTATTGGGCAACCAAGGGCCACGGCAAGGACCTCTCGCAGGTGGCCAAGCGTTGGGACTCCGCGCAGGAGCGCTTCCCCGAGCTGATCGTGGACGCCGTCCTCGAGTACCGCGTTCCGGGCGCACTGCTCGACGAGGTCGTCTTTGACACCACCGAGGTCAACCCGGCATTGGGTCTCCCGCCGGAGTAGCCTCCCGTTGTACGCACAATGTGGTATAAGATAGATAGAAGGGGGAACGACAGGAACTGAAATCCTGTCGTTCCCTCAGTTTTTACGGGCCGTATCACGGACAGCTCCCGCAGACAGCTCTAACCAGCAGTCTTAAGGAAACAGTGGGTTCAACTCCCACACGGTCCACAGGGTGAAGACACGTTCAAATCGTGATCCTGGCATCAGCAGCATGCTGCGGGTTAGGTCTAGTGTAAAGGGTAGCACGCACCTGTAGGAGTACACCATGGCAGACGCCCCCCGGGGTACCAGCCGTGCGTGGAAGCGCATCACCACGGCACAGCGCAGTAAGCGCCTGGCCTGCTACATCTGCGGTCAGCCTATCAACTATGATCTACAGTGGCCAGACCCTGGATCATTCAGTGCTGACCATGTAAAACCGTATGTCAACCACCCCGCACTACGTCTCGACCCAGGTAACGTGGTCTCTGCACATCTGCGCTGCAACCAGACCAAGGGTGCTAACGAGCACTTCAGTGCCGGCCTGGGCGCGGTATCGCAGGTATTCTGACATCTTCCCGTAAATCGCCGGTATCCGCGAACACGGGGGATAGGCGGGCCCAAACCTATGGCTGGTCGGGGACGGGGCCAACTCCCGGCAATGACCTATCTCCCTCCTGGAGGGTAGGCCCTTCACGCGCGCACGAACTTACATCCCCGACTAACCCCCATACTGCCGGTCGGCAGCCATCCCCCGTACCGCCGACCGGCCCACCCGTTGGAGCGCGTATGCCTGCCAAGCCTAAGCCCGGCCCGCTGCTCACCGCGTTCAACTCAGCCGTCGCTGGCAACACGAACATCGACAACGTAGTCGACCTCGCGGCCATCGAAGGCGGACGGGCAATCGCGGATGCGATCGACAAGATCACCGCAGACGAGCTGGCCACCCCGACCGAGAAGACCAAGGCACTGTACCTGATGCCTCACCTGCTCAGTATCCTCCGCGAGCTTCTGGCTACACCGCTCGCGCGCAAGAACGTTGGCCTCGCGGCCAGCGAGCACAAGACTGCTTCACGCCTGTCGCTTATCAAGGACGCGGCCGCCAAGCGCACTGCATAGCATTCCAAGTTCTCCCTAACTAGGAGGTGGTCAATGTCTTGCCGGCATGACCCGCGGTCAACCTGCTTGTGTGGTTCCGCGTGCGACTTCTGCCGGCACACGTGTGACGAAAAATTCTTTGATGGATACACCCATCCGAGTGTACTTTTCGCGTCGCGCGCTGTAAAATAATAATATGACAAACGCACAGAACGCCACCCCCGCCTGGGACATGCACGTCGACATCCGCACCACAACGGACGTCGTCGCGAGTGACCTCACCCTCGACGAAGCAATCGACTACATCGACACCGTTGGTAACGTCGGTCTCGCAGTCGTCCTCCCTTCCGGATCGCTGATCGCCGCGGGCACCAGCTTCCACTCCTTCGTTCGCACCCTCAAGGGCGCTAAGGCACGTCTCGGACGCTAAATGATAATGACTGAAATTGAAGTCGACCTCAGCACCCTCGAGATGCTTGACTTCGAGCACACACCGGCCTGCGAAGGCCAACTCCACGCAGTCAACCTCTTCGGTCACCAAGCCGACGAGCCTGCTAAGTGGCTCATGGTCACACCATGTTGTGGCACCAAGCTTCTGGTTTGTGAACCGCGACGGAAGTTCATCATCGCCGGCGGCGCCGTCTACTGCGGCGATCACAACCGTGTGGTACAGGCAGACGAAATAAAGTTCCTGCCGATCGACTAACTAAACACGGGAGGCCCCTGTGGCACAAGGTCTCCTGGGTAACGATGTTCCGCGAATTTACACGCCGCCACTCCGCGAGCTGACGCCGGAAACATCACTGGGCTTCGCCCTCATCAACTTCGCCATCATGATCGGCGTCCCGCTACTTGCCTGGCAGCAGTGGCTCGCGATCCACATGCTCGAGCTCCTGCCCAGCGGCCACTTCCGTTTCCGCACGGTCGTCCTACTAGTCGCCCGCCAGAACGGCAAGTCAACCTTCGCCCAAGTCCTGGCCCTCTTTTTCATGTACGTCCTCGAGGTTCCGCTCGTTCTCAGCACCGCCCAGAACCTGGACGTTGCTGAAGAAGTCTGGGCTGGTGGCATCGAGATGGCCCAGGCCAGCATGGAGACCGCCCCCCTCATCTCCCGTGTGGCGCTGGTCAACGGCAAGAAGTCGCTCGACCTCACCACCGGTGCCCGCTGGAAAGTCCAAGCCGCTAACCGCCGCGGTGGTCGTGGTCTCTCAGGCGACCTGGTCCTGCTCGACGAACTTCGCGAGCACCAGTCCTGGGACGCGTGGGCCGCTATCTCCAAGACTACGATGGCCCGCGACAACTCGATTGTCTTCGCGCTCTCAAACGCTGGCGACATCAGCAGCCTGGTCCTCCGTCACCTGCGCATGCAGGCCCACCGCGCACTCGGCGATCCTGACGGCCTGTGGGTTGACCCCGCAACTGGCGAGCTGATTGAACCCGACGTCATTGACCTTGACGACGACGCTATGCCGACCGATGAGTCGCTAGGCATCTTCGAATGGTCGGCCGCGCCTGGTCGCAAGACCACAGATCGGGTCGGCTGGCAAGAAGCCAACCCATCCCTGGGTCGCACCATCACCGAGCGCGCCATCCTCAGCGCCCTTGCCTCTGACCCCGAGTGGACGTTTCGCACCGAGGTCCTCTGCCAATGGTTTGACGGCGCAGTCTCTGGCCCATTCCCATCCGGTACGTGGACCGCGAGCACCGACGCGTCCAGCGCCCTCGACCCCAACACCCGGGCTGTCTACTGTGTAGACACCAGCTGGGACCGAACGCTGACGCGCATTGCAATCGCCGGCTTCCGCCCCGACGGCCTACCACATGTTGAAGTCGTGGCCTCACGACCTGGTCAAGACTGGGTGATTGAGTGGCTCGAGTCCGCTGACCGCGCCTTCCCACCAGACGGCGTCGTCTGGCAAGTCAACGGCGCCCCGGTGTCCAGCCTCACAGATGACTTCGAAAAGTCCTCGCTCCCGCTCATCAAGTGGGCAGCAGCCGACCTCGGTCGCGCAACCGGTCAGCTCTACGACCTGGTCCGCGCCCCAGTCCCTGGCCTGTACCACCGCCCTCAGCCCGCGCTCGACATCGCAGCCAACACTGCCGCCACCAAATCGGCCGGCGACTCCTGGCTGTGGGACCGCAGCAAAAGCGCTGCCGACATTTCTCCACTTGTCGCCGTAACTGGCGCACTCTGGGGCCTCCTCAACAAGGAGGTCGTGGTAGTGCGCTCGGCCTACGAAGACGACGAGTCTGAACTCATCATGCTCTAGGAGGCCACATGGCCAAGCTCTCTGAAATTGTGGGCGCGGCCGTGAAGGCTGCCGGCCTCACTATTTCTGGCAACGCGCCGACTTTTGTGGGCGACCGTAGTGGCACATCGGTGAACGAGCTCACGGTCTTTGACCCGATCATGGGCCGCGAGCTGATCGACGGCATGAGCGCCAGCGACCTCTACGCCACCCAGCCGAACCTCCGCACGGTCATCAGCTTCGTTGCCCGCAACGGCGCCCAGCTCGGTCGGCACATCTACTCCAAGAATACCGCGGGCGATCGCGCGCGCGTGAACTCCGGCAGCGCTGTCAAGCTGCTCGAGAAGCCCAACGAGTACATGAGCGGCTTTGACCTGTTCAGCATGCTCTTCAGTGAGCTAGCCCTGTACGACTTCGCACTCTGGGTCCCGCGCATGAACGCGGCCGGCGACTGGATGGTTGACCCCATCCCAGTCGAGTGGATTGTCGGCGTTCAGGCTGCTGACGCATTCCGCATGGAACAGTACAAGATTCAGCCGACTGGCGCCACCTCCTGGTACTTTGTCAAGGCGTCTGACGCCGTTGTCTTCCGCGGCTATTCCCCGCAGGGCTTCAAGCGCGGTTCGAGTACTGTCATCGCGCTGCGCAACACACTGACCGAGCAGGTCGCAGCCATGACCTTCCGCAAGCAGATGTGGCAGCGTGGCGGCCGGGTCGGTATGTTCATGACCCGTCCCAAGGATGCGCCAGCCTGGTCGCCCGAAGCCAAAGCAAAGTTCGTCCAGAACTGGAAGAACTCCTGGTCTGGCAGCGGCGCAAACGCCGGCTCAACTCCGCTGCTTGAAGACGGCATGGAGCTCAAGCGCGTCGGCTTCAACGCCAAGGAAGAACAATGGCTGGAGGCCGCGACCCTCGCGACTACCACGGTTGCCGCAGCCTACCACGTCCCACCTGCAATGGTCGGCGTCTCCGGCTACAATTCTTTCGCGTCAGTCAAAGAGTTCCGCAAGATGCTCTACACCGAAACCCTGGGCCCGCTTCTCGCACAGGTCGAGAGCACCTGGAACACATTCCTGATGCCCCTCATCGGTGCGCCCGCTGGCCAGTACCTCGAGCTGAACATTGCCGAGAAACTCCAGGGTGACTTCGAAGAGCAGGCTACCCAGTTCTTCCAGGCTGTTGGCGGGCCGTACATGGCCGTCAACGAAGTCCGCAAGAAGATGAACCTGGGCCCCATTGCCGGCGGCGACGAGCTGCTCGCGCCCCTGAACATGGGTGCGGCCGGCAACAACGGTCCTGCTGCAGACGTCCCGATCGATCCTGGAGCCGCGGCAGACAAACCCCCGGCAAATACACCAGGCAAAGCAAACGGTGCGACCCATGCTCACCCGGTGGATCGTGACCTAGCCGTAAAGGCTCCTCGCCACCGTGTCTCTGCACTCGCGGAAGACAAGCTGACCACGGACCTCAAGGCATTCTTTGCGCGCCAGCAAAAAGCTACTCACACCCGCATTGCGGCCGGCCAGAAAGCAGACCCCTCATGGTGGAATCAGAAGAGCTGGAACCAGGAACTGTCGGCAGTACTCCTCCCACACATGACCAGCATGTCAGCTGGTGTGGCACGCCAAACTGCTGGTGCTAAGGGTCTCGACCCTGACGCCTACAGTATCGGCCGTACCTCGAACTTCCTGAAGTCCGTCGCTGACTCACGAGCAGACCTCATCAACGCCACTACCCGCGATCGCGTCAAGCACGCAATCGACAGTGGCACGGCTGACACACTGAATGCTGATGTTGACGCCGTCTTCCAAGAAGCCACCGACGCGCGCGCGCCTTCTGCCGCCAAGACCATGGGCACGATGCTTGCCGGCTGGGCAGTGACTGAAGTCGCTCGCCAGCTGCTCCCTGAGAAGGGACCCCAGAAATCATGGGTCTCAAGCGGACTTCCCAACTCACGCCATGCAGATATGGACGGCGAGACCGTCGGCATTGACGAAAAATTCTCAAATGGCGCAGAATGGCCGGGCGACCCGGTCCTCGGCGCTGAAGGCGTATCCAACTGCGGTTGCGGCGTCGACCTCACCTACTAGGAGACATCTATGTCACCCACGTTCCCCTCGGGTGTCCAGACCGTTGAGATTGTCTTCGGTAAGGGCATCGCCCCGAACGGCGAGCCCCAGGCCGCAACCCTTGCCGTCTATGTCATCTACGGTGGCCAGACGCAGGCAGCTATCTGGGACGGCGACGGCACCGCTATGCTGCCGCTGTCCTTCGGTGCGTCTGCCCCGGCTGGCCAGCTTGGCAGCATCCGCGTCCCGGTCACCGATCAGTCAGGCTGGCTGGACGACTCGGGCAACGGCTACTCCGGCTGGGCCTACCGCCTGGTAGAGACCGTCGGCAAGAAGTCCCGTGAGCGCTTTGTCCAGCCGATGACCGGCCAGACGCTGATCGACTTCGACCGCATTCCCACGGGCAACGTCGGTCTGCCACTCGTTGCCCCGATGGTGCCTGTCACCAGTGTCAATGGTGTTTCAGGTGCAGTCACGGTCATCAATGCGACCCCCGAGAACATTGAAGCAGGCCTCCCCACCCGGCTCACGACTGCCGCGATACTGGCGATCACAGACGGCATCGCCGCCCGTGCACCGCTTGCCTCGCCGGCTTTCACGGGCACGCCGACCGGTATTACCAAGGGGCATGTAGGCCTGGGCAACGTCGACAATACGTCTGATGTCAACAAGCCCATCTCGTCTGCAACCCAGACGGCCCTTGACGCCAAGGCCCCCCTTGCGTCGCCCGCCTTTACAGGTACCCCCACCGGTATCACCAAGGGTCACGTGGGTCTCGGCAACGTCGACAACACCAGTGATGTCAACAAGCCTGTGTCCTCGGCTGCCCAGACGGCCCTCGACGCCAAGACTGCCAAAGACACCCTTGTCTACCTGGCCGTTGACCACGGTATGGTCGCGGACGCCAACACTGCCACCGCCACGACAAACGGTAACGCACTCCGGGCCCTCATCACCGCGATCGCCGCGACGACCAGTACCCAGTACGACACCAACGTGACCATCGTCTTCCCAGCTGGCCGCATGTACCTGGCCGGCGTCTTCGTGATCCCGTCCGGCAAGCGCATCAACCTGCAGGGTGGCGGTCGGTACAACACGATCCTCCAGCGGCCCTCCGGTGAAAGCGGCGACTTCTTCACCATCAACGAGCAAAGCGTCAAGATCAGCGACCTTTCACTCGAGGGCGGCAAGTACCAGAACGTTGGCGGTCCTGCCATGGACCTACTTGTTCTGAACAGCGCCTACCCGATGATTCGCAATGTCGGCCTGAACAAGGCCACCGGCGACTCGCTGGTACTGGGCAAATCTGGTGGTGCCGCAATCGGTGGCGAGTTCCAGAACATTCAGGTTCGTGAGCCGCTCGGCTATGGCATCAACATCTACGCCGGCAGCGGTTCCACCGACAACATGTGGGTCGACCTCGACATTGCCTACACCGGCCTCTCGGGAATCTACATCGGCACGGGTTCCCAGAACATGATCAACCCGCACGTCTGGGGCTGTGGCACGCTCGAAGTTACGGGCGACAACCACGGATTCAAGATCGTCTCGGGCGGCAACGTCTTCGCCAACATCCAGCCGGAGAAGAATAACGGCAACGGCGTCTACACCACTAGCGACAACAACGAGTTCACCGGTGGTCGCATCTGGGCTAACGGCCTCGGTGCTGTCCGCGGTATCGGTTCCAACAAAAACAGCCTGGTGGGCGTCGGCATCTACCGCAACTCCGTGAAAAACTCGGGGTCAAACTCGATCAGCTTCGCGGCCATCTACCTGTCATCGAGCAGCTACTGGCGCATCGTCGGTTGTGGTGTCTACGACGACACTGCCGCGATCGCAGCCAGCGGCTCCGCGCCGACCGCCCCAACCGGCGGCGCGAACTGGCCCGGTAAGCCGGCCGCAATTGGGACCAGCTTTGCGTACGCGGAAGACTCTTCCTGCGACTTCAACGTCGTGGTCGGTAACTCGATGCGCAAGGAAACAACTCTCGGGTCCGGCGTGCCCTACTCGATCGTTGGCAACAGCGACCGCATCGAAGCCAATGACTTCGGCGCGTCGCTTGCACTACCGTCCGCGACCCCGGTTGAAACCCCGGCCTCGAGTGGCAACTACACCGTACGCATTCCCATGGCATCTGACATTGTCATTGTCGGCGGCAACTACAACCTGACCAACATCGTCGGCCACCGCGCGGGACGGCGCGTCACCATCCTGTTCAGTGGCACTGGTGGTTTGGTTACTGATGGCGGCACACTGAAGCTGGTTGGCAACCTGTCTCCGGCATCCGGAGTCACACTGACGCTGTTCAGTGACGGCACCAACTGGTACGAGACCGCCCGGTCCACCACCTAACCTCCAGGAGGAGACACAATGGACATCAAGTCTGTACGACTCTCTGGTCTGAAAGCCGCCGGTGACCCGGGCATGGCCGACAAGCCGGACGGTTACTTCGAAGCGTACTTCAGCACGTGGACCAAGACCCCCGATTCTTACGGGGACATCATGGCCAAGGGTGCCTTCGTCGACACCTTCAACGAATGGAAGGCGAGCGGCAACACTGTTCCCATTCTGTTCGGCCACGATATGGTCGACCCGTTCAGTAACCTGGGCGGCGCCATGGAACTGTCGGAAGACGACCACGGCGCCCTGGTCAAGGGCCAGCTGGACCTCCAAAATCCCAAGGCCGCTCAGGTCTACCGTATGCTCAAGGGCCGGCGCATTGGTGACCTGTCCTTCGCATACGACGTCCTGGAAGACGGCACCGTTGAGGTGCCCAAGTCTGCCGGCTCCGACCAGATGCAGCCTGCCCGCGAGCTCCGCAAGGTCAAGCTGTACGAAGTCAGCATCGTCCCAGTCGGGGCAAACTCTGACACCGAGGTGCTTGCCGTCAAGGCAAACGTTGAGGCCATCAAGGCCGGACGTAGCATCTCCACCAAGAATCTCGAGTCGCTCAAAGCGGCCCGTGACGCGATCGACTCCGTAATCACGGCAGCCGACGCAAACGTAGACACTCCCAAGGCCAGCCAGGCAGGTGACGTGGATGAGGCGCAGGAGCGCAAGTCCGCCGAAGCCCACGCACGGTCCGCTCAGGCAGTCGCTCTCGCCCTCACCGTAGCTGTCCTCTAAGCTACCTTTACCTGACAGAAAGAGTTCTTCATGAACCCGAAAGACGAGCTTCGCGCTCTTCAGGTCAAGCTCTCGGCGATCGTCGCCGGAGTCAAGGCCTCCAACCGTGACCTCACGGACACCGAAATCACTGAGATTGAGGCCGGTAACACCCGCGCCATCGAGCTCAAGGGCCTCATCGAGCGTGGCGAAAAGTCCGCTGCCCTGATGGCCTCCATCGCCGGCCTCGCGCCAACCGATGCCATCACCACGGTCGACGAGCCTGCCGAGAAGGCAACCTCGCTCGGCGAGCACTTCGTGAAGTCCGGCGCTGCCGCGGCTTTCGCCAAGGGTTCCGGCCAGCGCACCACCTCTGCCCCGGAGTTCAAAGCTGCAGGCGACACCAACCTCGCCGGCTCCAACGGCAAGATCCAGTATGGTGGCGTGCTCGAAACGCCGCTCCGCCGGCTGACCATCGCCGACCTGCTCGGCAAGGGCACCATGTCCATGACCTCCCTGACCTACTGGGTCCAGGGCACGGTTGAGGGCGCGCCGACGGCCGTCGCTGAAGAGGGTCTCAAGCCCTCCATCCACTTCAACTTCGCGCCGGTCACTGAGGCCCTCTCGAAGATCGCGGTGGTTACCAAGATCAGCGATGAGGCCATCCAGGACACTGACTACCTGGTCAG